TCCAACTCGGGTGGATTGAAAAGTAGCGATGGCGCAATCGACGTTCACCCTCACCACCACGAACTTCGCGGCGGATGTCTCTGCCAATGATAGTCAAGTGCTCTTGGCGTCCACGACCGGGGTGGTGCCCGGCGTGGCGCTCTATTGTGGCCGAGAGCAAATGATCGTGGATCGACTGACCGGCATCAGCACGTACGCGGTCGTTCGCCGTGGCGTGAATGGCACGGAAACACGCGCCCATTCCAATGCCGATGTCGTCTGGGTCGGCTCGACGGATCTCTTTTTCTTTCAAGATCCGCAGGGACAGGTCCCGAATCCTCCGCGCGTCGCCCCGCACATCAACGTGCTGACGGGTGTCGTCTGGTATGTCCAGGGCGATGAACTGCCGGGGGCGCAGCGGACGTGGCAACCGCAGACGACCGCGCAAACGATCGGATCACTTGGCGTGCGTGTGAATACCACCACGACGCCTAGCTAGGGAGACAGCATGGCAAACTTTTCCAGTGGGGGCGTATTCGATCCCACGCGCGACTATCAGTTCTCACCGGGGAGCACGCTCGCCGCCGCGACCGTCACCGCGACTTCAATGGGCTACGGCCCCTCTGGCGCGGCGACCGGGGGCACGGTCACGCAGATCACGAATCGCACGACCAGTGTCATCTTGAACACGCTGTGTGGCGCGATTACGACAAACACGGCCTCGCTCGCGGCGGAAGCCTCGGCCGAGTTCACGGTGACGAATTCCCTCGTCGCGATCGGCGATGTGCCCGTGCTGGCACAGCGCAGCGGCGGCAATGGCACCGGGACAGTCGTCTACGTCTCTGGTGTGCTCAACGGCAGCTTCAAGATCGTCGTGCAGAACAACAATGCCTCCGGTGGCACGGCGGAAACAGGCGCCATCATCATCAACTTCGTGATCATCAAGAGCGTGACCACCTAATGCCTGTTGTCATTTCGCCAGACTCCGACTACGGCCGCGAGATCGCGCGCTGGAACACCCCCAAGAACAAGGCCGTGCTGGATTCCAGCGGGGATCCCGTGCGGCAGTTGGACGGCACCATCCTGATGGGCATGGGTGGGCTCGGCAACGAGCAGCATCCGAAGATGCTGTTCAAGGCGCGGAACAATCCGCAGAGCGGCAAAGCCTCCGTGGGCGAAGTCATGCCGCATCCGGCGGACTACTCCAACGCGGCCGAATTCGAGCGCGCAAGCCTCTGGGTGGAGTCGTTCAACAAGTCCTGCCAGAAGATCGTCAACAGCGAACAGGAAGAGCGCGTCGCCGTGGGACAGGGCTGGCATCCCCTCCAGACAGGCGCCCTCGACCTCTTCGAGGAGCAGCAGAAGGAATTCGCGCGCATCGCCGCTGAGGAAGCCTGGAAGGCGCAGCGCATGACGGAGAAGGCGCGCGCCGAGTTTGAAGAAGCGAGCAATCAGACGCACGAGCACGTGATGGACGTAGCCCCGAAACGCAAGCGCGGACGACCGGCGAAGGGCGTGAAGGGCGTCACGGCCACCAATGGCTGATGATCTCTATTTCGGCGATGCGAGCCTGAATCGCCGACTCTATGTCGCCCATGCGACCGTGACAGCGCCCGTGATCTATTCCACGGCGGCGGGCACGGGCGGGCCGCTGCTCTGGAACGGCTCCGTGAACGTTATCGCGCGGATCGTGGCCGTGGGCTTCGGGACCAAGACCGCCTCCACGGTGGCGGGGGCGCTCGGCTTCACGGGCGCGGCGGGACAAACGGCGGCGCCGAGCAGCACGACGGCGATTGAAGATACCGGCAATCTGTATGTGGGCGGCAAAGTCTCGTCCTGCACGCCCTATCGGATTGGCACGACGACGAACGCCGGGACATTCTTCATGCCCTTCGCCCAGGTGACGACGGGCGCGTTGACCGTCAGCGATAACACGATGAATTGGCTGCGCCTTGATCGCATGATCAGCGTGCCCCCCGCCGGCTGGGTGTCGGTCGCCGGGTCGGCGACGCTCACGACCGGCGTGTTTGAAATCGGCTTGGTCTGGGAAGAAGTCTTGATTCCGATAGCGACGTAACCCTTTCAGGAGAGCGCGATGAAGTTTTCAGTCTTGATGCAGCGCACGGCCGCCACAGGCGGAAGCCTCGGCGTCTTGTCCTCGGACGCCACGCGCGCTCGCCGCGCTCGCGTCTATGACGTGATGTTCGGTTCAGAAGCGACGCCCGCCGATGCGGCGCTGCTCTGGCAGATGAAGCGGTTTTCCGCCGCCGGCACGACGACCGCCGTCACGCCGCAGAACTTGGATCCCGCTTCGTTCACGACCGAGTTCGACGCCGGGTCGAATGCGACGATCGAGCCGACCTACACGGCGAACGCCTTTCTGCTGAACGTGCCGCTCAACCAGCGCGCGACGTTCCGCTGGGTCGCGGCGCCTGGGGGCGAGATGATCATTCCGGCCACCGCCTCCAACGGCATCGGGGTGATCACGCCGACGATTTCGACTGGCACGCCGATCATCACGGCGACGGTCCACGCGGACGAAGAGTGATCTCTGAGCGCCAGCTTCGGTATATTGGCGTGTGGCTTCAAGTCGTCATGGTCATTGAGTTGGCGTGGCTGATTCTTAAATAGCGATGTATCAGCATCTCGGCACCGTCGATCTGGCGACGTTTGCCGAGATGCTGGACGCCGCCCAGCGCCTCGATCTGGCGCCGGGACCGGGAGGTTCGCGCATTACACCCATCGGGCAACGCTGGGGAGGTCGGGCCGGTGTCATCGCGCTCTATCCGAGTTCGCAACTGGTCGCGCACTGTGACGCACCGATCGTCGGGACTCGGTTTCATATTCCGCTCGTGCTCAATGCCGGCTGCTGGGTCTTCCATGAAGGCCATTGGCAGCAATTGGATCAAGGGCACGTCTATCGCATGGATCCCGCGCGTGAACATGGCGCCGTGAATTGGGGAGCGGAACGGCGTCTACATCTCATGCTGGATGGTGAAGAATCCCTATGGCCACCTATCGTGTCACCCTCGAAGATGGACGCACCGTTGACGTCCATTCCTCCGATCCGGCCTATGTAAAGAAACAGGCCAATCACGAAGAAACCTCACGGATGGTCATCGCGAGTCTGCGCGGTGTGCCCGATCCCGTTGAGCCCTCCATCGCCGTCTCCTACGAGAAGATCAAAGACTAATCATGCGGCGCCCCCAAGGCTACATGACCATCGTCGGCGAATCCGTGCATCTGGAGCACGATACGATTTCGTGCGGGCACTGCAACCAGATTGTCATGGTCAAGCCGGGAAGCGCCGCGACCGTCTATGTCTTCCCGCAGATGGACGGCCCGCCGAAGGAAGAAGCGGGGGCGATGTGCAAACAGTGTATGCGCGCCATCTGCCTCTCCTGCTACGACCATGCGCGCTGCGTACCGCTGGAGCTGGCGATTGAGCAGATGGAAGCCAAAGGCCGTCGTCTGAAAGCGATGGGCTTGTGATCCTCTCGCTCGTGCTCTGGCTGCTGAGCCAGTTTGCCGGGGGGGGGCGCCTTACGGGCGTCAACGTCGTCACGACCATCACGATCCCCACCTCGAATACGACCTACGATGCGGGCTCCTCCTCGCTGCTGACCATTGGTGGCACGGCGGCCGGCGATCGGCTTTTTGCGTCCTGCACATGGACGAATAGCCTCGGGGGCAGTGGGATGGCCGTCGGCACGAAGCCGACGTGGAGCGTCACGAACCTCCCGCTGACCATCGGGTCCAATGTCATCACGGTGACCTGTACCGATACGGCGGGGACCAGTGCCAACGACGTGATCACGGTCACGCGCTCGGCGGCGACCTCCACGTTCTACGTCGATAACGCCTCGGGCCATAACTGCTCGGATGCGCCGACCAGCGGCACGCTCGCGGCGCCCTTCTGTACGTTCTCCTACGGCGTCACGCATATCACCGCCAGCTCCACGCTCTATGTGCGGGCGGGCACGTATGCCGGCGACTTCACGATCACCGGGCCGTCAGGGACATCCCTCGCCCATACGATCTTGTCGGCCTATCCTGGCGAGACGGCGATCATCAGCGGCCCTGGGATTAACTCGGGCCGCATGAAGATTTCACACGGCTGCTCCTTCATGGATTTCGTGGGCTTTACGATCACGGCCCACAATCAAGGGCTCTACATCGACGACGACGCCGGGACAAGCACGGCGTGTACGAACATCACCGTGGATGGCATCACGGTGCATGATGTCGGGCAGGAAGGCGTGGCGATCCGCGAAGGCTCCGCGACGGGGCCGATGAATGTCACGGTCAAGAACTCGCTGATCTACAACACGGGGCGCATCGGGACGAGCCAGAACGGGGAAGGCATCTATACCGGGAACTCGAGTGGCACCGACAACACGAACACGGTCACGATCTTTAACAACATCATCCACGATACGCAGGATGAATGCGTCGAACTCAAGGGCGATTCCCACGACATCATCGTGGACAGCAATACGCTCTATAACTGTCTGACGCCCGGCAGTTCGTTCAGTTCGACCGGCGGCGCGATCGAGATTGACGAGCCTCGCAATTCGGTGACGAATCCGCATCAGATCGTGCGGAACAACATCATCCATGACATCGCGGCGACCGCCGGCATCACGAAGCGCGGCTTACGGATGGGGACCGGCACGACGGCCTACAACAACGTCCTCTACAACATCAACTCGGGCTCGACGTGCGTGCTGTCGAATACCTCGAACTATCCGCGCGTGATCTACCAGAACACGGTGGATTGCACGACCGCGAATGCCATCGTCACCAGCGGCACAACGGCAGACACGCAGAACAATCTCGGGCCTCCCTCATCGGGGAACAATCGGGCGATCACCTCCTCTGATTTCGTCAGCTATGCGGGCCATGATTATCGACTCGTCACCGGATCCCCCGCGCTGAATGCGGGGGCGAACTTATTGGCGACGGTGCCGACGGACATCCTCGGCGTGACGCGGACGAATCCTCCAGACCTCGGGGCCTATGAGGGGGCCTTCGGCGGCGGGGTCAGTTGTGATGTGACAGCGGCGTCGGCGAGCCTCGCGAATGTGAACACAGCGATTGCAGCCGCGTCCTCTGGGCAAACGGTATGCGTTCCCGCAGGATCCGCAACATGGGCGTCGGCGCTCAACATCAGCGGGAAGGCGTTGAACCTGATTGGCAACGGCATTGGGAACACGGTGATCACGGGTGGCAGCTCCAGCATCTTGAGCATGACGGTGGGGCCGTCGAACTTCGTGCGGGTTAGTGGCTTCACCTTCATTAAGGGCGCCGACAATTCCGGCGGCAACATCTCGTGGGATCCGATTGGGAACAGTGCGAGCGCCACGGGTGTGTCGTTCCGATTCGACCATAACCGCATCGTCATCGCGTCAGCCTCCTCGACCCATTTCCTCGTGCCGACGGTCGTGTATGGCCTGATCGACCACAACACATTCGACATCACGGCGACCAGCGGATCCATCGGTATTTTCGATCCGTTCGGGAGTGGCGATGGCAACGATGGCGGCTTCACGCCGTGGTCCCGTCCCTTTGCCCTTGGGACCGACCAAGCGGTCTACTTCGAGGACAACACGATCAACGGCACGACCGCTGATGCGGGGACGGAAGATTCGATTGACGCCTACGGCGGCGCGCGGTTCGTCATTCGGCACAATACGTTCACCAACACGACGGTCGGCTTCCACGGGCTCGATAGTGGCGGCAGACGGGGCATCGTCTCCTTCGAGATTTACAGCAATACGTTTACGAACAACTCCAGCACGTCACTCCGAGCGGCGACCATCCGCAGCGGCGCTGGGGTGATCTACAGCAATACCTATAACGGATCGGGCGCCGCCTGGAACGGCATCACCCTCATGCTCTATCGCGTGGTGCAACCGACGCAGACCGGCGGATGGCAGTTATGCAACGGCAATCATTGGGAACTCGGCTCAACCAACTTCAGCGCAAATGAGAGCCGCATCGCGGGGGCCGTGGGCAGTCCACAGCGCGTGAAGTTTCTGGCCGATCGAGAAACCGAGAGTACGACTGTCGGGGTCGGCTGGCTGGATAGCGCCTCGGCGAATGGCTACCCCTGTCGCGATCAGCCAGCCGTCGGTGTGGGGCAAGTCATCGAAGGCATCTACGCCACGGGCAATACGGGCGGCGTGACGATCGGCACGTATGACGGCGGCAGCGGCATCGACCAGTCGGCGTATCTCCAAAGCGGGCGCGACTATTTCAACGGATCGCAACGGCCTGGGTATACCGCGTATCAGTACCCGCACGCCTTGAGTACGCCGTGAGCTGGACCTTCCGCAACAGCAACGAGAATGGCGGCGGCGGCAGTTCCACGACCGTGGCCGTGACCGTCACGAGTATCGGCGCAGGCGATGTCATCATCGCGGCCGTGGGGGATGGCACCTCCATTGATGTCACGTCGGTGGACGATACGGGCTCAGCGTTCACGGCGGGCACGTTGAATGCGGGCGCCACAAGCAACCGCCTCAAGTTCTTCTATAAGCTCTCCTCGGATAAGACGGGCTCGGTTACCTACACGGCGACCTACGCCAGTGCAGCGTCCGCTCGTGAGTTGCACGTCTGGGCCTTTACGCCAAGCGCCGCCGCGACGTTGGATACGCAACGGGCTGATGGATCGGTCGGTAGCGGGACGACGGTGGACACGAACGCGATCACCACGACTGGCAGCGATGATGTGGTCGTGGCCGCGTGCTATCACGGCACGGCGACGACGGTCGGCACGCAACAGATTAACGGTGTCGCGTCCACGGGCACGCTGGATCCTGGAGGGAACGCATCGTCGTGGTACCGCATCGTCGCGGCGCCCTTCACCGGGAACGGTACAGGCGTGGCCGGCGCGGCTGGGACGAACTGCTCCAACATCATCGCGTTCCAAATCTCCGGCGGCGGTGGGGAAACCGTCACCGTGGATAAGTGGTTCTCCCCCGCGAAGGATCCGATTCGTCGGCTCCGTGGCGTCATGCCCTCGGGAACGATTGGGATTAAGTCCACGTGAGCGACTTCCAGTACGCGCCCGTCGTCGCGCCTGTGCTCACGCCGGCTCCGGTCGATGCGCCGCAGACGTGTGACCGCTGGAAGCCGACCTATCCCGATCGCATCATCCGTACGACGCTGCCACCCTCGGCGATGCCGTGGCAAAACGCGCAGCCGGTGTTCACGCCAGCTGCAGTCGATGATCCGCAGACGTGCGATCGGTGGAAACCGAACTTTCCTGATTGGATTGCCCGACGGACCCTGCCCGCCGCCGCGCAGTTGCCCTACATCCTTGATCCGACGCCGCTGATTCCGGCGAGCATCGATGGCGGCAGCTACATCATCCCGGCGGGCGCGTATGACCTCTGGCAGTACTTGCCGGAAGTCGGGCCGCTCGACGTGCCCTCGCCGCAAGCCTTGGAGACGTTTGGCTGGCATGGGAGTGCGCCCGACCGGATCGCGCGGGCCACGTCGATTCTCGCGGCGCAGCAACAGGCGTGGGCGATGGATCGCTTTGATCCGCCGACACCGCCCACGGTGCCGACGAATCCCTCCATCTCGACCTATCCCGATAAGCTGAACCAGCGTCCGCCGACGGTGAATGCGGCGCCGAGCTTCTTCTTCGATAGCGTCTATGCGCCGCCGCAACCGGACCCTCGGAACATCAATTCGCATCCGATCTACCCCGACAAGATTTGGAGCACCTTTCGGGAAGCGACCTACGTCTGGGGCCAGCCGATGTTCGGCTATGAAGTCGATGTCCCCGTGGAGTCGTGGACTGGCTGGTATCTCGATCCGCCCGTCGTGCCGAAGCGCTTCCCTAGGGGCGGCATCCAACTGCCCTCGGTCATCTTCGTGCCGGATGTGACGCAGCCTGTGCCGACGTGGAGCTGGGAACCGTATTACCCAGACCTCATTGCGGGACGTCTCCAAATCTCGCGCGGTCCCTCAGCACTGGCGCCGATCTTTGTGCCCGATGTCACCGTGTTTGTGCCGAATACGGGCGTGCGGTCGGTCTACCCGTCATGGATTGATCGGCTGAAATCCTTGGGATCCCCCGCGCAGGCGGCGTTCTGGATGGATACCCAGTGGACGGCGCCCATTCCGCCGCCTGTGCCAGCCCTCGCCATGCCCGTCTATCCGCATCGTGTCTACGGGCGCACCGTGCCGACGGTCCACCCTGACGTCTGGATGCCGCCGTTCGTGCTGGATGTGACCTTGCCCTCGCCGATTCTGGCGTGGTCGCCGCGCTATCCTGATCAGATTTTCAGGGCGCGGTACAACAACCTCTATTGGGAAGTGGAAGTCGCGTGGTTCTTCCAATTCCCCTTGTCGATCTTCCGCCCCGAATGGGCGGTGAACGCTAATCAGTTTGTCGGCGGGCAGAATCCCTCGCCGATTGTGATCCTCGGATGATTATCAACACCAGCGGGCAAAGCATCGGCGCCCAGATGATCGACGCCCTGACCGGGGCGGCGTTCACGGGCGGCGTCAATGTCTACGTCACGATCGACGCGGGGACGCAAGGCGTCGGGTCCGTCAATAGCGGCCTCTGCACGGCGGAAGGCAACGGGTATTACACCTATCGGCCAACCGCGGCAGAAACGAATGGTTCCCTGCTCGCGTTCACGTTCATTGGCAGCGGGGCGATTCCGGCCACGATCCAGGTGGCGACGGTCACGGCAGGGCAGCAGACCGCCCTCGGGAGCGCGACGGGCTCTGGGTCCATACTCGTCAGCGACCTCATTACGCAAGCGTGTCGGCGTATCAACGTCATTCAGGAAGGCGAATCGCCGACGGCGGCGATGATGGATGATGCCTTCGCCCGCTTCAACGACCTGATCGATAGCGTCTGCGGCAATGATGAACTGCTGATCTACACCATTAGCCGCACGACGTGGACAATCAGTTCGACGAAGGGCACGCTGGCGAGCCCCTACACCGTGGGGAGCGGGGGCGACATCAATATCAACCGGCCCACGTTCCTCCCTGATGGTGCGGTGCGGTATCAGGATACGTCCGTCACGCCCACGCTCGAATACCCGCTGACGCCCTTGACCGACGACGCGTGGCGGTTGCTGCCGCAGAAGAATCTCACAAGCCCGCTGCCGACCAGCTACTACTACAACCCGACCTTCGCGGCAGGACTTGGGAGCCTCTATCTCTGGTTGGTGCCGACGCAAACGACCTTACAAGGGGTGATGTATTACCCGGCGCAAGTGACGCGGTTCAACTCAATTTCTGACACGATCGCGCTGCCACCGGGCTATAACCGCTTCCTGCGGGACAATCTGGCGGTCGAACTGGCCTCCGAGTTCCGTGAGAACGTGCCGGTCGATCCGACGCTCATGGCCTCGGCGGCGCAGAGCAAGGCCATCGTGAAGCGGAAGAACCATCGGCTGAGCGACCTCTCGATTGATACGGCGCTGTTGCCGACGCGGCGGTCGCTCTACAACATCAACTCCGACACCTGGGGCCGATGAAGATCCCGGGTTTCATCGGCCCTTCGGCGGTATCCTCCAGCCTGCAGGCGAGCTGCGAGCGCACGCGGAATTTCTATCTCGAGCCGTTGCCGCGCTCCGCGAAGAACCAAGCCGCGCTCTATCCGACGCCGGGATTCACCACGTTCAGTACCGTCTCCACGGTGAGCGCCCGCGCGCTCTATGAGATGAATGAGATTTGTCTCGGCGTGGTCGGCAGTACGGCCTATAACATCATCTCCACCGGCGCGGCCACGTCCATCGGGACCGTGGCCCAAGACGGCCACCAAGCCCAGATCGCCAGCAACGGCGCCGTCGGCGGGCAATTCCTGTTCGCCTCGGGCACCAACGGCTATTGCTACACGACGGCCACGTCGGCGTTTACGCAAGTGCTGACGGGGAACTGCGTCCAGATTGGCGTCTTGGACGGCTACGGCATCGCGCTCGATCCGACCATCTCCAAGATCCGGCTGTCGAACCTGAACGACCTGACGACGTGGGATCCGACGCAGTTCGCGCAGCGTGGCGATGCGCCCGATAATTGGGTCGCGATGGTCGTCAACATTCCCGACATCTGGTTGATTGGGGAGCAGACGGGCGTCGTCTGGTATGACGCCGGGGCGTTCCCGTTCCCCTTCGCGCAACGGCCTGGAGCGACGTTCAAATACGGGATTCGAGCGCCCTGGACGCTGAAGTCCGCAGGCGGCACGGTGATCTGGCTCTCGCACAATGCGGAAGGCGAAGGCATCGTCGTGCAAGCGGTCGGCTATTCCCCGCAGCGGATTAGCACGCCGGAACTGGAAAGCGAAATCGCCAAGTTTTCGGAGACGGTCGGCATTGGCGATGCGGAAGCGATGATGTTCCAGTATCAGGGGCATACGTTCTACGCCCTGACGTTCCCGGCCGCACGTGCGACGCGCGTCTATGACCTGACGACGGGCGTCTGGGTCGATTGGGGCAAGTGGTTGCCGGCGCAGACGATGTATGACATCTGGGCGCCTCGGGTCCATGCCCACGCCTTCGGGAAGCACCTCGTCGGCGATCGCACGACCGGGACCATCTCATTCCTCGATTCCACGTCCAGCCTGGAATCAGACGGCAGCGTGATCCGCCGGGAACGGATCACGCCCGCCCTCTTCAATGAAAACCGCCAACTGTCGATTCGGAAGACGGAGATTTTCATCGAATCCGGGCTGGGGACCATCAGCGGAGCGGGCAGCGATCCGATCCTGACGATGGCGACGAGTGACGATGGGGGCCACACCTTCCTGCCGGAACGGCGCGGGAGCGCGGGGAAGATCGGCGAATATATGAAGCGGATCCAGTTCTGGCGCGGCGGGTTGCCTCGGAACCGCGTCCACAAGATCGTCGTCTCGGATCCGATTCCGTGGCGGCTGATTGACGGGTTTATCAACAATGACGGGCCACAGGCCAATGAAAAGCGGGGCTAATGTCGAACCTCGCGCCGATTCCGTGGAGCGCCTCGGTCGTGCAACTGGATCCGGTGTCTGGGAAGCCGTTACCGCAATACGGGATCTCCAAAGAGTTCGGCGTCTGGTTGCAGACGGCCGTCGTCGGGCCGGTCGCCAACACGCCACAGTTCTTCCCGGCGGTCAGTCAGACGAGCCAGTCAGCCGCGATCGGGACGACGCCGATCCCGCTCCCGTCCATCTCGAGCGGAGCATATCGGGTCAACTACTACATCCGAAAGACGACGGCGGACGGGGTGAGCAGCTCCCTCACGATCACGTTCTCGTGGACGGAGAGCAGCCAAGCGTTGTCGCTGAGCGGGCCGGCGTTAGTCGTGGATGCGGTGACGGCCGTGCAGAGCGGGACGTTTCCGATTCTCTCCGATGCCGCGTCACCAATCAGCTACAGTGTGGCGTACGCGAGCAACACGCCGGGGCAGATGAAATTCAGGGTCTACGTCCTGCTGGAAACCTTATGACCACACGGATTTTGCCGCCGCAAGAATGGGCGCGGATTCTCACGACCGGATGTCTGGTCGATAAAAGCTGGGCGGCGAAAGCCACCCACGGCGCCGTCGTTGTCGTGGAAGTGCAAGAGCGCATTATCGGAACGGCCTTCATCTTTCGGACGACTGAGGATACACAGACGCATATTGATGGCCTATGGATCGCGGAGCCCTATCGCGGCAAGATGCGGGTCCAGCGGTCGCTCTATCGGTACTTGCAAGACCTCACGATTCATTTCGGCGGGCCACGACAGATCGACATGAGCGGTGCCGCGCAGTGGTTGCAGCCGCGCGCAAGGAGACGACATGGCGTCAGGCTCTAGTTCGGGCGGTTCAGGTTTTAATCCGCTGTCGCTGATCACGGCGCCGATTCAGGGCGCGTTTGATATGGCCGGAGGAAAAGCCCAAGCTGATGCGGCGACTCACGCCGCTGATCTGCAATCGAAGTCGGCGGCGCAAGCCTTGGCCTTTCAGAAGCAGCAAGCGGCGCAGGACTTTCAGAACGCCCAGACGACGGCGCACGCCAATTACGATCAGTGGGCGGCGAGACAGGGGCGGCTCTCGACGCTCGGGCAGATGGTCGGCTTGCAGCCGTTCAACATTCCTGGCTATGTGCCGATGACACAAGTACCGGATCAGACCGCGGATCCGGCGAACCGAACAGCTTCGATGGCGGCGCTCGGGAGGCCCAATGGCAACTGATCCGAACAATCCTCAGCCGGACGGAATCCCCGATCCGAACAATCCAGGGTATGACACGAACGGCAATCCGATGGGGCGGACGAGTCCGATCACGGCCACGCATGGCGGCACCACCAGCTCGGGGGCACCAGCGGGCACGACAGCGGGGAATGTCGGACAACCCGTTGCGCCCACGCCGACCGGGGGCGGTCCAGGCACGGGCAATTATCCGGCGCTGGCGACGAGTCTCTTTGGCGCGATGCCAGCGATTCCACATCCGCCCGCGTTTGACTACGCGCCCTTCGCGCCGCCAAGCGCGAATGACATTCTGACCTCAGACCCCGGCTTTGCCTTCCGCGAGCAGCAGGGTCTTGGAGCGTTGCAGAATTCAGCAGCCGCACGTGGCGTGTTGAATACAGGCGGGACGCTGAAGGATCTGATCGACTATGGCCAGAACTCGGCCTCACAGGAATACGGGAATGCGTTCAATCGCGCGCTCGGCGGTTACGTGACAAACTTCGGGAACGCGCTGACGAAGTACAACACGAACTATGGGACGCAATATCTCAACCCGTACAATCAGGCGTTCCAGCAGTACCAGCAGGGCGTGAACAATCAGGGGCAGATTTTCGGGCAACAGTTCAACACGGCGACGGCCTAACCATGCCAGTTTTCAACTACGAGCCTTACCATAATCCCTACGTGCAGAGCATGTCGGCGCTGATTCAGGCGCAAGGACAGGCGCAGGCCGAAGGCGCGTTACGGAGCGGGCAAGTCTGGGGGAATGCCATCCAAGGCATCGGGCAGGAGATCGGGCAGATCCCGCAGCAGATCCAGGCGCAGAAGATGAAGGCCCTGCAAATGCAGGACATTCAAGGCCAGATCGCGGAGCGCAATGCACTCGCAGCAGAACGGCAGCAGACGTTAGCGGCGGCGCAGGCCGGATCCGTCGCGATCAAGAATTCTATGGACCCGGCGACGGGAAAAGTCGATCACGAGAAAGCGGCGGCGGCGTGGGAAGCGGCAGGCTTTCCGACTCAGGCGAACGCGTATCGCGAATCCGTGCAGAAGACCGCGCAGACGGCGCAAGCGCTCACCGAAGGGCAGCAGAAGATCGCGGCGGGCAACGCGCAAGTACAGCAGGCGTCCACGAACCATCTCGGCGAACTTGGCGCAGCAGGCATTCAGAAACTTGACGCGGGCGCGACACCCATCGAAGCGCGTGATTACACGCTCGGGCTGATTGCCAATGCAGCGTCTCATGGCCTCATCAAAGAAGATCAGGCGAATCAGATGGTCATGCAGGCGGCACAAGCGGGACCGGATCAACTGCGGGCGGTCTATCAGAAGATGCTCGATGCCGCGCCGACCGTGAAGTCACGGCTTGTGAAAGAAGGGCTGGAGAAAGCGGAGACGGCGAAGAATCTCGCAGAGGCCAACAAGCAG